TCTTCAAATCACCCCAAAACCCCGAAATCCTCGGCGGTTTTGTCTCCATGCTTGCCCAAGGCATCGAAGTGCTGGTGCCAATCACCGACCCCGACGACGAGGAGGACGACGATGATTGATGCCAAAATAAGTACACAGTAGGAGCCTAGCCGTGGTCTACAGCGCCAACGTCCCGCCAACTGGAGCTGTAGTCAGCGAATCCCCGTTCGTCCGCAGCCTCGAAGTCATCGGCATGATGCCGGACTGGGGCGTAATGGCAGCTGTCACGCGCGGCACGAACTACATCCGCGACATGAGCGAGACTTACCTCCCTCAAGAACCGCGTGAAGACGACGACGCGTACCAAACCCGCGTAGATCGCAGCGTCCTTAGCCCTTACACCAGCCGCCTAATCGAAACGGCTGCTGGCGCCATCCTGCGCAAGCCTATCCACATCGAAGGCGACCCCTACTGGCTGGAGCTTGCACAAAACATCGACGGTATCGGCTCCAACATCAACGAATACGCCCGCCGTGCGCTTGTAAGCAGCCTTACCTATGGCCACAGCGCGATCTTGGTGGACTATCCCGCAGCAATGGGAGCGCGAAATCTTGCTGAAGAACGCGCCCAGGGCCGCCGCCCCTACTTCGTGCACGTCGACGCCCCCCAGATCTGGGGGTGGCGCAAGGAATCCGGCACCAACCGGCTACTACAAGTCCGCATCCACGACTACGACGTTCGCCCGCTGAACGAATTCGGCGAGGAACAGGTCGAAGAAATGCGCGTCATCTACCCCGGCCGCTACGACCTCTACACACTGGGCCAAGAACTGGTCGAGTTCACCGCCACGGGCGGCTACAGCCTCGACGAAATCCCCCTAGTCCCGATCTACAGCAACCGCCGTGGCCTGCTGGTATCCCAGCCCCCGCTGCTGGACATTGCAAATCTGAATATCACCCACTACCAACGCCAAGCCGACCTGATCCACGCCCTTCACATCGCCGCCATGCCCACCCTCGTCCTAGAGGGCTGGGACGACACCACCGGCTCCGCAACGATGGGCGTCAACTACGCCATCGCCATGCAACCGGGCAACAAGGCGTACTACGTGCAGGCCGACGCCACCAGCTTCGACGCGCAGATGCAGGAACTCCAGTCCCTGGAGAGCCAAATGTCCACACTGGGCGTTACCAAACTCTTCGGCCAGAAGTTTGTCGCTGAGTCCGCCGAGGCCAAGCGCATCGACCAAGCCCAATCCAACAGTGTGCTCTCGATTATCAGCCAAGAACTGGAAAGCGCCCTCAACCAAGCCTTTGCGTTTGCCGCCCAATACGTGGGCATGGAACCCCCCGAGATCACAATTGACCGCGACTTCGACTACTACCGCCTAATCGGCCAAGACGTGTCTGTGCTGACGCAACTGAACCTGATGGGCAAGATTAGCGACGCGATGCTGCTGGAGATCCTGCGTCGCGGCGAAGTCCTGCCTGACAACATCAACATCGAAGACGAAGTTGAGGCCGCCGGCAAAACCGCAACTGCCCTCACAGAAGAACCAGAAACAGAGGAAGAACCCGACTCCAGCGACAGCAGGAATGAATCTGCTATGTCTTAACTGCTAATCTATAAGTGTCCAAGTAACACATAACTGTGCCCGAAGAACAGCAAGCACCAGTGACTCTTGTGGAGCCTGTTGCCCCTCAGCCTGTGGCTGAAAGCTCCGATCTGGCCGCCCAACTCGAAGCGCTTCGTGCGAAAAACCAAGAGTTGATCGCCGAGCGCCGCAAGGACCGCGAAAACCGCGAAACCCTTCAAAAACAAATCGAGGATCTGCGCATCGCGCAAGAATCCGCAAAAACCGCAAAGTTGGCGGAATCCGGCGAGTTCAAAACTCTCTGGGAGCAAGCCCAAGAAACAGTCGCCGAGCTCAAGCAAAAGCTCGCAGCAAAAGAATCCGAAGTGGAACAAATCCGCCAAGGATTCACACAAGAACAAGTGAAGTCCGCTGCGATAGCACAACTCTCCCAAGCTGGTGCACTGGCACCTGATCAGCTGTATCGTTTACTTCAGGAGAACCTACGCGCTAAAGAAGGACAGCCTGTGGCTGTTGTCGGCGGCGTCGAAGTTCCAGTTGGTGAATACATCGCCAACTTAAAGAACCCCGGCAGCGGTTACGAGCATCATTTTGCAGCTACGAACCGTGCCGGCATGGGTGTTACGGGTAGTGCCCGCAATACCTCCCTCCCCGGCCAAGCCAACCCCTGGTCTAAGGACAGCTGGAACGTCACTCAGCAAATGATGATGTTGAACAGCGACCCCGACAAAGCCCGGTTGTTGAAAGCTGAGGCCGGCCTCTAGCCCCTGTGGGGCAACCTCCCCAACCTTGACTCCACTGGAGCTACCAAATGTCTGCTTCTAACAGCAACTTCGGGGGAACTTTTCTCTCGAACCTTGTAACTCGTCCCGAGTTTCTTCAGTACACCGCTGAGGGCATCTTCGAGCAGTCGAAGTGGATCCAGAGCGGCATCGTGCAGCGCAACGCTGCCCTCGACGCCCGCGCTGGCGGCACCCGCGTGCGCGTGCCTTTCTTCGACCCCATCGCCCCTAGCGAAACCCAAATCCTCTCCACCTCCAGCTGGAACGGTGGCTTGGGTTATCTGACCGCCCAGAACGTCACTGCCGACGAGCAGATCATGACGATTCTGCACCGTGGCTTTGCCTACGCCGCAGACGACCTCAGCAAGCTCGGCTCTGGCGCCGATCCTTTGGCCCACGTCCGCAACCAGCTGACCGCCGCCATCAACAAACTGAAGACCGCCACCCTGTCTGCTCAACTGCTGGGTCTGTTCGGTGGTATCTCTGGCGCTGGCGTGCTTGGTCCCAACCAGACCGACAAATCGTTCGCTGGTGTCCCCGGTTCAATGACCGAGGCCAACTTCCTGAACGTTGCCAACGTGGTGGCCGCCAAGGCCAAGCTGGGCGAGCGAGGCGACAACTTCGACTCCATCGCCATGCACTCCAACGTTGCGTATTACCTCCAGCAGGTGGGGATGCTGACCTTCAGCACCTCTGCACTGTCTGCAGGTGGCGCCGTTGTGTGGGGCGGCGGCGGTGTGGGCGTGACCCAAACCGAAGTGGCGACCTTCGCCGGTCTCCGCGTGGTGATCGACGACCAGCTGACCGCCCTGACCGGCGGCACCTCGACTCACGCCAAGAAGTACCCCGTGTACCTCTTCCAGAGCGGCGTCGTTTCCGAGGGCATCCAACAGGATCTGCGTCTGGCTGCAGACCGCAACATCCTGTCGATGCAGGACATCCTGGCCGTGGATTACCACTACGGTTACCACGTGACCGGCACCAAGTGGAACGTGGCTGGCGACAACCCGACCAACGCTGCCACCACCGGCAACCTGGCCGACACCGCCTCCTGGAGCCTGGTGTACAGCAGCACCAAGCAAGTGCCCATCGCTCGCTTGCTCTGCAATACGCCCTTCGACACAACGGCGTACTGACAAACAGCTTTACTTGCTGTACGATACGGGCTCCTTACGGGAGCCCTTTTTTCATGGAATTACGTCGGATCCCTTCGGTAATCGGTTACAGCGCAACAAAAACAGGAGAAATTTACAGCCACCATCGGTTTGAACCTTTTCCCTTAAAGCAGACTTTGCATACTCAGGGGTATAGACAGGTCAACTTAAAAACAACTAAGGGTTTTAGAACTCGATTAGTCCACGTTTTGGTTCTTGAGGCATGGGTAGGTCCACGCCCAGAAAAAATGGTTACAAACCATAAGAACGGAGACAAAACCGATAACAGACTTGAAAATCTTGAGTATGTAACGCAAACGGAAAATATGAAGCACTCCTACGCAATGGGGCTAAGCCCAAAACCACCAACGCGCTACGGGGAACAGCTGACGCACCTTACAAAAATGACAACAGAAAAAGTCCTGGCTCTACGAGCCGAAAACGACCGCGAACCAGGCTATCTACAGCGTATGGCAAGTAAGTACGGAATTACTGCCGCAACAGTGTCAAAAATCCTGCTGCGCCAAACGTGGAAACACCTTTAACCCTCAATCTCACCAATCCGAATCCGCTCCTGATACTCAAAAATCACTGGAGCACGACCCACCATCTTGTAAGAGTGGCTGAGCAGTTCACGAAATACATGCGGACTGACGGCCAGCTCCTGCTGGATAGTCTCTGCATCTTTACCGGCAGCGAACATTTCGCGGATTGCCTCAGCAACAGGCTCCAGTGCGCGAACGGTGTCACCGGGCAGCGCGGACGGTGCGGATTTCTCCTTTACTTCTAGGCTGTCAGCAGCTTTGCGAGCAGGCATGAGTACAGTGCGTCTCTTCGTACTACAGGATAACTGTCGCAGCTTTGTTGACGTTCAGTACGGCCAACACCTAGAAGCCCAAGCCGAACTCGAAATGTTTGGCGCCAAGGTTTATCACTCAATGGTGCTACGTGACCCACCCAAACAGAGGAAATCACGCACTGGCGCTAGACTCAAACAAAGGATGTACTGATTGTGGCTGCCGTCATTGATGCCACTGTTGCCGGCGCGTCAGCCAATAGCTACGTGACGCTGGCCGCCGCAAACACATACTTCGAGACCGTCCCAGACTCGGCCACTTGGACCGATAAGACTGACGACCAAAAAAACCGCGCCCTCATCAGCGCCACCCGCTGGATCGACGCCCTCAGCTTTTACGGCGACCGCTGCACCACAACCCAAGCTTTGAAGTGGCCCCGCGAGGACTTCGAGGTTGACGGCATCGAACTGGTCTGCACCATCATCCCGACAGAAATCAAAGTCGCCACCTACGAACTGGCACGCGCCCTCGCCAACGACACAGACGCCATCACGGGCAGCACCGGCACAACCGGCCTCTACGACCAAGTGGAACTGGGCGAACTGAAGGTCAAATACAAGTCCAGCTCGACAACACCAGGCATGGTGAACAACGTCTTCGACCTATACCCCTGGCTGCAGACTTACCTTGGCGCTTACTGCATGGGCGGCGCCACCAACTACGCCGTCCGTCTACGTCGAGGCTGACATGGGCCTGATCGACACCACTTTCGCCCCAATTCCCACCTCAGTCCTCGCCGACTGGGGCCAAAACATCACGTACATCAAAACCGCAACACCCCGCACCTACAACCCCACCACCGGAGCGGTCACTGGTTCCGACACTACCGTCACGGTCAAAGGTGTTATTACGCGCGTAAGTCCTCGTGAGGCCGAGGGTCTTTACCAAACAACCGATCTCAAAGTCATCATCGGCGTCAGTGAACTTGGCACCTACTACCCAACCGAAGCCGACCGCATCCAGTACCAACAGGCTGGAGCAACTCGTGAGGCAAAGATCATCGCCATCACCACTTATCGCGGCGACAACCCGGTCTACCACTCCCTAATCGTGAGGCCCCAATAATGGCACGTAAAGGAAATTTTCTAAACGAACTGGATCGCTTAGGACAAAATCTGGATCGTCTTGCTGTTGCAGCTTTTAGTCGAGGACCAGCTCGCGCCGCAGAAGAAATTGTCGTAGATCTACAAGAAGCAGGCCCTGTGTGGTCAGGTAAGTTTTCAAACTCTTGGCAAATTGAAACCACTGACGGACGCCGGACTGCAGGTGATGGGGCCCCTGGTGTTCCACGGCGTGTACCTGCACCACTGCTTAGCGGGCGCGGTTTTGCCTTCGATGATGTTAAGTACACCATCTCAAATTTCGCATCTTACGCAGACGAAGCACGCGACTTAGCAGAAGGCATTTTTATCGACCCCGGTACAACTCCGCTAAAGGAATATGATCGCGGCACTCGTGTAAGTGGCTATCGCGGCGACTTGATAGGGGATGATGAAGGCCCTAACCGCAGCACAGCCCCACTTGACTGGTACACAACCTATGCCCGTGGCGGTGCTATAGATAGGCGGATACGGATTGAAATGGACGAAGAACTGGGACGCATCCGTTTATGAACTACCAAGCAATCCGCGCCGCTGTCGAAAATCCGCTTCTTACAGCGTTTGGTGCACTGGTGCCACCAGTACCCGTGTATTTCGACAACATCACAGCGGTCCCGCCTAACACCACCACTGAGTACGTTCGCGTCAATGTTACTTTCGGTATTACCAACGAACCCACGCTTACCAGCAGCGTTGACAACGCCCGTGGCGCTGTTGTTATCCGCATTTTCACCGAAAAAGGCAAAGGCCCAGCCCGCAACCAAGCATTGATCACCACAGCAGTCAATGCATTGGAAACACTAAACAACACCGCCAAAACAACAAGCGGCGTGTTTTTCCGCGTCGGCGAAATCAATGGGCCGACATTTTCAGCGACAGAGGAAGCCCCACACTTTGTAGGAAGGATTGATACCTCTTACGTCGCAACTGTTTTGTCGTAGGTGATGCTTAACAACAGGCGCTAACCTGTATTAAGCCGGGCAGTGCCCGCCCAACAACGTTCACTTGGTACGCCCTATGGCCACCACCGTTCTGTCCGGCACGTCCGGCGCTCTTTACTACAAACCCGCCGGCACCACCGGCACTTTCGGCGAAGCCGGCGTCAACACCGGCACCGATGTAATCACTGTTGCTCCCTACCTGAACTTCAAGGCAGGCGACCCGGTGAAATTCCGCGTGGTGAACAGCCAGACCGGCGGCTCCGGCACCGGCACCCTGCCTGCGCCCATCTCTGACGCCACCACCTACTACGTCCTGAGCTACACCGCTGCAACTGGTGCGCTCACCGTATCGACTTCTGTTGGCGGCACCATCTTGGCCATCACCGACGATGGTACTGCGGCTGCCCCCAACGAGTTCGAGGTGTACTACGCCGATTTCGCCGTTGTCGGCCAAGTCCGCGACTGGAGCTTCGAGATCAGCCGCGCTGAGATCGACGTAACCACCATCGGTCAAACCCCTGGCCAGTACGTGCCCTTCCGCAGCTACATCAGCGGCTTTGGCGATGGCACCGGCACCGCAACGGTCTACATGACCAACGAGGACGCCGCCCTGTCCAACCGCATGATCGAGGACGTGCTCCAGCGCCAGCAAAACGGCGCTGCCTTCAAGCTGTACACCGACCGCGTGTATAGCGGCGGCACCCTGAGCGATACCCTTAGCCGTTCGATCAGCTTTGATGCCGTGCTGACCTCTGCCAGCCTGAACATCAACCCCGACGACGCCCAATCGGTGACCGTCAACTTCCGTCCCGCCGGCACCCCTACCTTCGACTTCTCCAAGTCCTGATAGGCTGCTGGAGCAGTTGGATTCAGCACCCCGGCCTAACCGCCGGGGTTTTTTATTTCTAGTCCGCTACAGTAGTCCGAGAAAGACCAGGACTTCATGCCTGCCTCAATTCCAGTCCGCGCTATTGATCGCCTGCGCAAAGCAGCCAATCTGGAGCCGGTCAAAAAACAAGTTGAACTGTCTGACGGCAGCACATTTGAAATGTGGGTGGCACCATTGACGATGGCTGAGCGCGAACGCGCCCAAAAACAAGCCAAGTCCGACGACGCCAACGCCTTCGCACTTCAACTGCTGATCGCCAAGGCCCTCGACGAAAACGGCACCAAGCTGTTCAGCGCCGGTGAAATCGACGTCCTTAAAAACGAAGTCAAGGACAAAGACCTCCAAGCTCTGATGCTGG